GGTTATTCTTATGCAGATTTACCAGCAATTTTTGAAGTAATTAATCCACTACTTAAAAAGTATAATTTAGGTTTTACTCAACCTATAATGGGTGATACGATTAAAACTATTATATTCCATACAGAAAGTGGAGAAACTATTGAAAGTTTAACAGAAATACCTAAAGGTGTAACGTTAAAAGGAATGAATGACTATCAAGTGTTAGGTAGTGCAATAACTTATTTAAGACGTTACGCATTAAGTTCGATATTAGGGTTAGTTACAGATAAAGATACAGATGCATCAGGAGAACAAACTAAACCAAAAGTTGAAGAAAAACCAAAGATGCACCAATTAACAAGTGATAATATTAAGTCAATTATTGCTAAAGGTACACAGCAAGAAGTATTAGACCAAATAGGTAAAAAATATATGGCTACTACTATACAGATAAAACAATTAATGGATTCAATTAAAAACAAATAAATTATGAGTAATTACGACATTGACAGAGAAAGAGAAGAGTATGAGTACAACAATGCTCAGCCTAATGAATTAGAAGTAATTAAAAACGTAGGTATCCCAAATGTAACAAGTATCATTAATGGTATTGTTTCAGATGTGGAGATAGGTAGAGTTAATCCTTTAGACGCGTTCGCAATCTTTAAGAAAATGGAAACTATCTTTAACGAAGCAAAGAAGCAGATTGATGCTTTAGCAATAGACGAAGCAGAACATTATGGTTTAAGTACGTTTTCACATAATGGACAAAAGTTTGAAGTAAGAAATGGAGCAACTAGATTTTCATTCAAAGGTATCAAAGAATGGGAAGAAGCAAACGAAAATTTAAAGTCTATTGAAGAGAAGTACAAGTTAGCTTATAAGAATAGACAAATGAATTTATCATCATTAGATGAAACAACAGGGGAGTTATTAGAGTTACCAACAGTAACACAAAGTAAAAGCAGTTTAATAGTTAAAAATAAATAAAATATGAGTGCATTAATAGACTTATCAATTAAAGGAAAAGACGGTAAATATACTAACTATACAATTAGTATAAGTGACGAAACAAATCAATGGGGGCAAAATGTAACTATGTATCTTCGACAAACAAAAGAAGAAAGGGAATCAAAGCAACAAAAGAAGTACATAGGTAACGGCAGAGTAGTTTGGAATTCAGGGACTATTGTTAATGCAGTACCTAACGATGCTAGAGTGGAACATAAAGAAAGTAATGAAGAAAGTGATGATTTACCTTTCTAAATAAAACTAAGCACCCTACTAAGAATAAATATTAACTATTTATTGAACGCTTAAACGGTAGGGTGTTTTTTAATTTAAAAAGATATGATTGAAACTAAAAGATGCTTCAAATGTAAAAAGAAAAAGCCTTTATGGTTATTCATTAAACAACCTAAAGGTGCATATATGAGAGAATCAGAAAAAGGAGTAAGCATAAACTGTAAGAGATGTGTTTTAAAAAGTTATGATGGTAGTTTACTTGAAACATATATAGATGAAAGAGGTAGAAGAAACTTTAGACGAAACTACATGACTAAATTACAAGCAATTAAAAAGATATATTTATGAATGAACACTACGATAACACAAATGGAAGTCTTTACAAATTTGCTCAAGACCATAAACTAAATGCTTGGGAGTTTGACGCAATTAAAAGAATAGTAAGGTGTAGAAAGAAAGGTCAATGGTTAAGTGATATTGACAAAACAATAAAAGTATTAGAATTATATAAAGAAGAATATAGAGAAGATGAAAGATAAAATAATAGACTGGGCAAAAGAAAGAAACTTAATAAAAGAAGAAAACGCACCAAAACAAATAATTAAGCTTAACGAAGAAGTCGGGGAGTTATGTAGTGCATACTTAAAACAAAACGATTTAGAGATATACGACGCTATAGGAGATATACAAGTAGTTTTAATAATACTTTGTGAGCAATTAGATATAGACTACGACAAAGCATTAGAAAGTGCCTATAACGTTATTAAAAATCGAAAAGGCAAAACAGTAAACGGTACATTCATTAAAAAGGTTAACTAACAGTTAGCCTTTTTTTTTATTTATTACAATATTATTACATTCTAATCAAAAAAATGATTATATTTACGTCGTGAAAACATTACACGAAATAGCACAAGGTCACGAAAACTATTTAAACATAGTTAGTACATTTGGCGGCTACGTAAATAAAGAAGATGTTGTACAAGAAATGTACATTAGAATATACGACCACCTACAAAAGTATCCGGACAAAGAAATAAATCTATTCTACATTTGGACAACCTTACGAAACATATACTTTGATATATACAAAGAAGATTGTAAGCATTGCGATCTAGACATTAAAGAGTTTAAAAAAGTTGAATCAATCGAATGTAACAAACTAAAAGAAGAAAAGTTAATAAGTATTGAGAATGCAATTAACGACAAACTAGAAGATTTACATTACTTTGATAAGATGCTATTCAAGATATACACAACAACAAACAAATCTTTAAGAACCTTATCCGACGAAATGAATATAAGCGTAAGGACATTACATTGGTCAATAAAGAAAACAAAAGAATACTTAAACAACGAAATAGGAGAAGATTACCAGGATTATAAAAATAACGATTTAGAACTAATATAATGGAAGAAAGTAAACCAAAACAAACAAGAAAAAGAAAACCTAGAAGTAAAGGACTAGGTGATACAGTAGAAAAGATAACAACAGCAACAGGAATAAAAGCATTAGTTAAATTTGCATTCGGAGAGGACTGCGGTTGCGACAAAAGAAAAGAGTATCTAAATAAAAAGTTTCCTTACTTTAAACCAAACTGTTTAACAGAAGATGAATATAACTACCTAACGAAATTCTTTGAAGTTAAAAAACTATCTATAAGACCAACAGAACAAAACGAACTGTTAAAAATATACAATAGAGTATTAAACCAAAAACAAGAGCCAACAAATTGTAGTGATTGCTGGAGAGATATAATAAACAAAATTAAAACAGTTTACGATGCCTACGAAACTAACTGAAGTATTTGAATGGTATCAAGTAAAAATGTATATAGAAGAAGATTGCAAACTATATCATAAAGCATTCTTAATGTTATGTAACAATTAACTAATTAATTTTTATTAATTATGGATAAAAGAAAGAATAATGGTGGGCATTCAACAAAAGGTAAAGCGGGTAGACCAACAATAAAAGAAGAATTAAAAGCAGTTGATTTAGCAAGTCCTCACGTTGCTGATTCATTTAGAGTTATAAGTGAAATAATGTTAGATGAAAAAAGTAATAGTAGAGATAGGATAGCAGCAGCAAAGTTATTGATTGAATATGCTTGTGGTAAACCAAAAGAAACAGTTGAAACTACTCACAACATAAACGAGTTTAATATAAAAGATGTATTTAGACTTAAATCCTAAATATCTACCATTATTTAATAATGAGAATAGATATTATGTAGTTACAGGAGGAAGAGGTTCAGGTAAATCGTGGACGGTTACAATGTTTCTTTTAACGTTGACTTATGAAAGTGGACACGTTATATTATTTACACGTTATACATTGACTTCGGCTCACGTTTCAATTATACCTGAATTTTTAGAGAAGATTGAACTATTAGGAAATGATGCAGACTTTCATATAACTAAAGATGAAATAATAAATTTAAAGACTGGTAGTAAGATAATATTCAAAGGGATTAAAACAAGTTCAGGAACACAAACAGCATCTTTAAAATCATTAGCAGGAGTTACTACATGGGTACTAGATGAAGCAGAAGAATTAGTTGACGAAGATGTATTTGACAAAATAGACCTTTCAATTAGAGCAAAGGATAAACAAAACAGAGTTATATTAGTTCTGAATCCTGCAACGAAAGAGCATTTTATTTATCAAAAGTTTTTCGAACTAAAAGGAGTAGATGCTGGAAGTAATACAACTAAAGGAGATACTACTTACATTCATACAACATATATAGATAACAAAGAAAACTTATCTGAATCTTTTTTAAAGCAAGTAGAAGAAACAAAGAAACGTAGACCTGAAAAGTATAAACACGCAATTTTAGGAGGTTGGTTAAACAAAGCTGAGGGCGTTATATTTACTAATTGGTCAATAGGTAAGTTTCCTGAAGTACAAGACACAATATTTGGTCAAGACTTTGGATTTAGTCAAGACCCTACAACATTAATAGAAACGTATATTAATCAATCTAAGAAAGAAATATTTGTAAAACTACATTGTTATAAGCCAAGTTTAACAACTAGCGACATAGCGACTATAAATAGACAATTTGCAAAAGATAGGTTAATTGTAGCAGATAATGCAGAACCTCGATTGATAGCAGAATTAAAAGCAAAAGGAATTAACATTGTACCTACAATAAAAGGTGCTGATAGCGTTAAATATGGCATTGCTTTACTTCAGGATTACGATTTAATAATTGACGAGGATAGTACCGACTTAATAAAAGAATTAAACAATTATTGCTGGTTAGAAAAGAAAAGTGAAACTCCAATAGATAAATGGAATCATGCATTAGATGCTTTACGTTATGCAGTAGCTTATCAATTAGCCAATCCAAATAAAGGCAAGTATAACATTTATTAAAATTTTAGTTAATAAGTATGAAGATTAAATTAACAGTACCAACAGATATAAGCGAAATAAAGTTAAAGGATTATCAACGCTTCATGAGAACTGTTGATGGTAGCAATGATGTTGAATTTGTCAATCAAAAAATGGTTGAATGCTTTTGTGGTATAGACTTAAAAGATGTTGCAAAGATTAGTTTATCAGATTTAGATAGCCTAGTTGAACACTTCAATAAGTTGTTTGAAAGTAAAGGAACATTTAATAACAGATTTAGATTAAATGGTATTGACTATGGATTCATTCCTAACCTAGACAAAATAAGTAATGGTGAGTACATGGATATTGATTCTAATATAACAGACGTACAAAACTATCACATTGTTTTAGGTGTAATGTATAGACCAATAACAGACACGTTTAAAGACAAGTATAAGATAGAGGAATACGAGCCAAACGATGAACGATTTGAATTGATGAAAGAATTACCATTAGACATAGCATTATCTGCGGTTGTTTTTTTTTATCATTTAGGAAACGAGTTATTGAAAGCTTTGCCGTATTTTTTGGAGGAGGAAATGAACAGAATGAATATTCAGAACAATACCAGTTCGGACAAAAGTGGGGTTGGTATCAAGCACTCTATCAACTTGCTAAAGGAGACGTTACCCGAATTGACGCAGTTAGTAGAGAAGAGCTTTTTAAAAGTTTAACGTTGCTAACTTACGAAAGTGAAAAGAATAAAATAGAAATAAAAGCAGCACAAAAGAAATGGTAGGATACTACGACATAACAACAAAAATAAAAGATGCATTATTAGCAGAGCCTTTTTGCAATACAGTTACAAAAGGAAGTATTGATAGAATAATGAATGCAAAGAAAGATGCTTACCCACTTTCTCACATAATGGTTAACAGTTGCACTCCAAATGGTGCATCACTAACTTACAACGTTTCAATTATATCAATGGATATTGTTGACGTTTCTAAAGACGAAGTAACTGATATATTCATAGGCAATGATAACGAAGATGATGTATTAAATGACATCTTATCAATGTTGGTTAGGATAGTTGAATTAATGAGAAGAGGAGGTTTATTTTCAGACTTGTATCAATTAGAAACGGCATCACTTGAGCCTTTTATGGATAGGTTTGAAGATAATGTTGCAGGTTGGACATTAACAGTTGATATTAACGTACCAAATGGTGTAACTGTATGCTAGATAAGAAAGAAACACAAAAGGCATTAGATGACTTTAGAAAGTATGTAATACAGCAAAGTAGAACTAACTTAACAAAGAGTAAAAAGAACAGTTCTAAAAAGTTGTATGATAGTATTAAAGGTGTTTCAAAAGTTAATCCCAATTCAATTAGTTTGTACTTTGAGATGTTGGATTATGGAGAATACCAAGATAAGGGAGTTAGTGGTGTTGGTCCAGCAGGAAAAGATAGGTTTGGTAAACCTAAAGAAGTTGTAAGAAATGGTAAATTTAGATTTGGTTCAGGAACAGGACCAAAAGGAGGTTTAACTAGAGGTATTGATAAATGGACCATTAGAAGGGGTATTGCACCAAGAGATGAAAAAGGTAGGTTAATAAGCCGTAAAACATTAAAGTTTCTTATTGCACGTTCAATTTACAGACATGGTATTAAACCTAGTTTATTTTTTACTAAACCATTTGAAAAAGCATTTAAGAATTTACCAAAAGAATTAATTGAAGCATACGGTATTGATGCTGTAAAAATATACACTGAAAAATTAAATAAAATATGATAAATATATTCGCTAAAAGTCCCTTTATAATTGAGATTGACGAAAGTAACCAAGTTCAAACAAAAGTAGAACTTTATATATGGAATGATGGAACTTCAACACCAACAAGTCCAACATATACCTTAAGTAAATTAATACCTAGCTCAAATGTAACGGCTACTCAATACAATGTGTCACCTTACATTTTAGAGTTTATTACATTTGATAGTTACAATAGTGGTGCTTATCCAAGTACACCAACTAATATAGGTAATAGTCCACGTGACCAATATGCAAACGTAACAATAAAGACTTATGCAGATACAGGTTCAGGTCCTACTTTAGTAAGTGATACAGATTATTTCGCTTTTGGAGGTTACACATTTTACGAAAATGGAAGTAACTACGATTATGGAGATATACATTTAGATAGTGGTACATATTACTATTATGACGATGGTCAAGGTGCTTTAGGAAACTTAGAATATACAAGAGCATTATCAAGTGTTAGAGTAATTGAAGATGCTTTAGCTTTAACGGCATATTACACTAATTTAGATACAGCAGCAACTTATAGTGAAGCTATTTTAGCAGAGCCAAGTCAAGTACCTTTGATTTACAAGTCTTATTATGGTGATAGTGTTAAACTGGAAATAAAAGATGCTTCATTAAATGTATTAGCAACTTATATAAGTATTCCTGTAACATCATGTAAATATACACCAGTTAAAATTGACTTTGTAAATAAGTTCGGAAACTTTCAAAGGTTTTGGTGTTTCGGTGCTTCTTACGATTATACAGATGTAGAAAGTAAAGAACATAAGATTTTGCAAAGTTCAATAACAGACTACAATACTGCTCAAGGTCAAATGAAAGAATATAACATTAAAGGTAAAAGCAGAATAAAAGTAAATACTGATTGGGTAGATGAATCATTTTCAAGTACAATAAAAGAGTTAATGTTAAGTGAAAAGATTTTAGTAAATGGTTATCCTGCGAAATTAAATACAAAGTCTATTGAAATGTACAAACACATCAATAAGAAAATGATTAATTACGAAATGGATTTTACATTCAATTACAACTTAATTAATAGTGTTATATAATGAGAAGTGTACAAATATACATAGAAGATACAATTTTATCAGATAATTATAATGAGTTAGAATTATTTGATGATGAAAATATAAACGTTTCCTTATCAGTTCAAAATGTAAAAGATATTAGTAAAGTATTTACTGAGTTTTCTCAAGGCTTTACAGTTCCAGCTTCACCAAATAATAACGCTATATTTAGACACTTCTATGAAAACGCAGTTGATTTAGATTTAACTCAGATTGATTCTAGGATAAGACGACAAGCATATATTGAGATAGATAGAACATTTTTTAGATTTGGTAAAATAGAACTTGAAAAAGTAAATATAAAGGATAATAAAGTTGAAAGCTACTCTATTACATTTTATGGAACTATAATTAACTTATCAGATACTTTTGGTGAAGATAAATTAAGTGATTTAGATTATAGTAGTGTTGAATTCAGTTATACAGGAACAGAAGTTCAAAATAGAATTACAGACGATTCTACAGACTACGATGTACGCTATCCTTTGATTAGTTCCG